AAGGAGCTCCACCACGACGACCCATACGATGCCTCATCTTAGACATGTTGTGAAGACGTCCGCCAATTTCACGAGCATCAGCAACCGACGATTCAGGCATCATCTGTTTAGCATCCATGACCATCTGGCGTGTAAGGATACCAGTGTAAGTAGACGACACACCCTGAACAGTGGTGAGGATACCATCATTGACACAGACCACCACGAATTCAGGATTAATAGGATCAACAAATTGATTAGTTACCTGGATTTCTAATTGAAGATTGAAGTTTCCTAAAGAACCGCAAGACAAGTAGTCTGGAAGACTGAGGTCATAGGCAGGGTTCAACACCAACATGGAACCACCAGTAGGAACCAAGAATGTTCCTGTAGCAGCTGCTGCGTAGTCACCAGTAACTCGTAATGCCTGACCCGAGAATTGTTCCCAAGTTTGGTTAGAGCCGTTACGGGTGCTAATACGCCACAAGTCCTGTTGGCTAGCACTTGAGAGAAGACCAGATGCGTTGTTAAGATTGACACTCACAGCAGTAATGGTAAGGAAAGACGATGAATCCGTAGCATTTAGTAACGCCATAGGTTTGCGAGCAACAATCATGATCTTGCTAGGCATCTGATTGATTTGAATATTTTGGGTAGAAAATCTACCTGAAGCACCAGGTTGTAAGGTCTGGGTTTGCGAGTTAGGAGTTAAATAGCGAGGGAAGTCAGTGTAAGGAACCACATTCTTAGACTCAATACGGTCCGAAGGTTGAGTAGAAAGGAACTTGAATAAGAGTGCGGGGCTAGAAGGAAGCGAGTAAGGACCCACCTGAGCAGTAGCAGTGAATAAGTTGGAGTTCTGAACGATGTTAGGATTAACGCCTGTTCCGGGTTGGACACCATAAGCGGTGCTAAAGTACGGCGAGGCAGTGCTAAATAACCGTTTCAAGCTACCGTCAATATTTAACGTAAGCGTCATGTTGTTGAGGCCCACTAAACCCTGAGCGTTATGCTCAGGACAGCCCCATGTAAACGGCGATAAAAATAACGGTTCAGTAACGATTGTGCTAATGGTAATGGACCAGTAATCGCCGGCGGTTACACACACTAACGATGTATCCTGGTAAGCACCAGCAGCGTTGTATCGTGCTACTGCTAGACTTACAGGAAACGAACCACGACCTTGTAACTTGTCGTCAAACGAGTTGGTTTCATAAGCTGCTAAAGGATTGTTGTTAGCGGATACAGCATCGGAATAATTACCGTAAGTTCCATCAGGAAGCGAAGGAGTCATGCCGTTGTAGAATGCTAAATCAGACTTGCTGTTCATGGTAAGAATCTGGGGTAAAATATCCTGAAGATTGATGCTTACCGTAGTGTTGTTGATTTGCGAGCTAGCAGTCGTAATCACACTTGCTAAAGGAAATGGGGCAAGGGCCGAGTCCACGCCATACTGGAAGGCAACAGCTCCTACAGGAACGCCAGAACACCTGATATTGAAGGTAAGACCAGACTGGAGAAGAACATCACGACCACAGACGATAGACTCCGACGGCACTTGAACCGAGAAGATAACGCTAGAGTTGGATGGTGATGAACTAATGAATCGCTGGTAGGTAGTGGACGAAGCACCAGATTCCACAGCAAAGGTGAGATCAGGCGTAACATCCGAGATAGTAGCATCTTTTACCAAAACAGTTTTAAAATCAGACCCAGACATATATATTTAACAAAAGAAAATAATTTTAGATAACATTTTTATTTCTTAATGAACGCTATTTTTAAAGTTACAGTTCCACCACTTTGAAGTCGGAATGGAACCAATTCACCATTTCGTAATCTATAATAGATTTGAATATCCAAATTGTAAAGTGGTGAATTTCCATAAAGTGTAATTAATCTATACTGTCCAGGAGGAACATAGACAAGATTTGGATTATAATTACCGGTTTCACTTACCAAGTCAGTCACAATGGGTTGAATGGCGGAGTTATTACCACTTCCAAAGTTTAAGTTTACATTATCAGTTAATACGATAGGTGTACTTACTTGATTGCTCTCAATAGGTAAGGTATTACTAGTGAACACAATTGCCTGAATGGGGGTAATACTAGGCACCGTAGACCATTCTTGAAATGTTTGAAGAAAAAGTACAGCATTTGCTGGGTTAGGTGGGTTCGTCGTAGGAGGATTTAAATATAAATAAGTGGAGTTTGTAAATTCTTGATACACATTTAGAATACGAACATTTTGGTGATTAATAGGATCATTATACGTGATAAACCTGTGCGGAAAACTTCCAAATAATTCAAATAATGCTGTGTTCATGTAGACATTTACAGCATTAGGATTAACACCTCCTCCAGCTCCGCCTAAGTTATAAATACTATTTTGTGTGTATAAAATTGCTCGGTTAGCAGTGCTATCCCATCCCATTAAAGGTGCGGAAACAGCAAGGTCAGGGGCGGGGTTTAATGGCGTTCCGCCGCCTGCTGTTATGGCCGTTATTAAATCTGATAAACATTGAGAAAATGCTAGATTGATTAAATAAACCATCCATGTATAACTGTAACAATTATAGTATCCAGATTGATTATTTTGTAAAAAGTTTGATTGACTAGAAGGTGCTAAAGGAACTTGAGCAGATTGATCCTGTGGAACCCATATTACAGGTCTAGTTGCGTTATACACAGTAGGTGGAAAAGCAGCGTTATCTGTATAACCTAATGAAACTTTATAAATAGTTAAATCTCGGACACCTTGATTGGGTTCAATACTAGGAATAAATACAGGAACTCCTGCTGTATCCACAGTAAACCGAATGATACTTAAATAGTAATCTTCGGGTCGTTGAACAAATGGAATCGTTCGGGCATCGTTAAAAGAAAATGGATTGGGTTCTTTCGTTACAGACTGAAAATTGCTAGAGGTAACATCAAAATAGATTTGGTCTGGTGCGGTCTTATTTTTCATCGGATCTAATTGACTCATATGATATAATATAATATTATATTTTTATATGGAACTTGAATTAGAATGGTTAATATTTTGTATTTGTAAAGATATCAACCAACAGTTACTACGGTCATTTGTTGTATATTATCTTAAAACATTAGATTAACCTTCACGAAATGCTTGGTATAATGCTAATTTTCCAGCGTCATTCAATTGATTAAATTTGTGACAAGCATTTGGAACAGTGTTGGTTCTAGTTATTCTTCTAAAAAAAGGATGAAATATTATATTTTCTGCTTCACCAGGAGGTAATGTAAGATTTCTTTCTAACCATGCTACTGTTGTTGTTATTGGTGCTGGATCTGCTTGATGAGGAGGTGGGTCCATTCCTCCTACATTTCCTTCAATTCCATGAAGTAAACGAACTTGTGCCTTAGCTTTGGCTTTAGTCGTACATGTAGAATGTATCTTTCCAGATTCTATATTTTTGACTTGATAGCAAGGTTGATTTCGGACTTTACGAATTTGATAACGGCCTCCAACTTTTCCTGAACCTACAGGTGCTTGACCTCGTAGTTCAGTCATGATACTATTTATAAGTTGGGTTTCTTGTGCGGGTCCAAGACCGTTACTTTCAATTATATTTCTTATTTTTTGTTTTACTTTACCTGATTTAACTAGCGGAGGTCTTTTGGGTAAAGGTGGACGGTGTAGTGGTTTTCCTGATGCTATTTTTTGTGAACTTCCTGGATCTGGCCCGTCATCCTTTTTTTGTTTTTTAGTTGACGGTTCATCTAAATGTAGTGTACGAATAGCAATACGAAGTGACGTTCTTGTTAATACACGACGTTTTTGTGCGGGTGTTAATTCATTATTAAATTCATAAAGTGCGTTAGCATAATCTAACTCACCCGCGGCACCTGGAGTAGCACTCATTATTTCAGCAATAAATTCAGGAGTTGTTAATATACGACGCATTTCATCATTTGTCATACTAGGCATATTAGTAACACTCCATTGAATAGCTTGTGCTTCTTCTTGTGGAATATTTGCCTCACCTACGAATGGATCTTCTTCATCACTTGGATTTTCCATGCCTCCAAACATCCACAATCTACCTGGTTTTCCTGCTGCTATTTGTCCACTTGATCCTGGTCCTGGACCTGGTCCTTTAGATTTCTTATTAGATGTGTCTTCGTCTTCACTTCGTTTACGTGTTCTTGGTCTTAAATTATCTATTATAGCTCGTTTTTGTTCGTCTGATAACGAATTATTAAATTCTTGTAATGCGTCTGCTAAAGTAATTTGACCTACGGCATCTGGAAATGCTTCATCTATAGCATTTAAAAATTGGGGTGATTCTAATATAGTTTGTGCTTGATCTTGAGTAATATCACGATAAGTTGCTGTTATCCAACCAATAGCTTCATCTAAAAAGGCGGCTTCGTCTTCTTCATCAAAGCCTTCATCTTCTTCTTGTATAGGTGGTGGATTAAAATTAACAAGTTGATTATAATTAGAAGGTGTAAAACCACCTTTTATTCTTAATTTCTTTTTTCCACTACCCACAGTAATACCAGGTCCACTAGGAGGTGGAGGTGGCGGAGGTTTTGGTCCTAAGTTATTCTTGGCCATTTCTTCAGTTACTTCTTCAACTTGTAGTTCTGCTAATATTTTTCGTATTTGTTCTATTTTTTGTTGGGTTGTCATGTTTAAATCTGTCATAATATTCTGAATAGCATCTTTCAATGTTTGGTCAGATGGATTTGCTTTTCGTTTTTCTCCTGCTCCTATTTTTCCTAAACCATACATGGGGTCTGTTTCATTTGAGGTTACTATATATTCAGTATGACGTTTACGTTCACCTGTTAATTTATTTTGTTGTTTCAGTTTTTCACGTTTTTTGTGTAACTGAAAATTACCAGGATTTTTTATTATATCATTTAAGGTGTCTATTTTGTCTTTTATGGATTTGTCATAAACACCTTCATCAAAACGTGAATGAAGTAATTCTGTTAAACGACTTATTTCTTTTCTAATTTTAGGTCGTTCTTGTGCTGGAGTTGGATTCATTTCATATATATTTTTTATTATTTCTGGTGGTAAATGTGGTAACTTTAATGGTTGTTGTGATTGTTGCCGTAATTCCAAAGGAGTCGTAAATGGAGGTCCAGATCCTAACATTTGTTTTGCCTGTTTACGGGTTGGATGGGTGGAGTGTAGTCTACCGCCAACATAGATACCAAATAGATTCTTTTTAGGAACCTTGCGAACCCGACCTCCTTCCACAAATGTTGGAAGTGGAACACCTTCATATAAATTACCATGTTTTGCCCGCATACGTAACACTGCTTGACGACGATACTCACGATCTGTAATAGGTAATGGTAACAAATGAGGAAATTGTTGGGCAGCTTGTATTTTATCACGTAATGGTAGTTCTTTTAGTGCTAACTTAGCCAGTGATTCCATATATAAATATTATATATTATTATTTATATGAGCGTTCGTAAAGTTCCTAGACAAAATCTATTTGGTATTTATGTTGGAGGTAGATTACATTCTACGTATCCAACTCGTAGACATGCTAAAAAAATGTTAGGAGGTATGGTGAATACAGAAGAAGATTTTGAACCTCTTTTTGATTTCCCACCTAGTCCTATATATAGTCCACCTAGTCCTCCATTGCCTTCTGAAGAAATAGAAAAAATTAATAGACAAGAAGAAGCAATAAGACAAACAATGGAATCAGAAGCAGATAGAATGTTTGCTCAAGAAACAAGAATTAAACAACTACAACGTGAACAAGAACTATTACGACAAGACCAAGAACGATCGTTATCAATATTTCGGCATATATTGGATGGAACATTCCCAAAAGAATTACCAGATAGAGTATATAAAAGTAAAGCAGAAATGGAAGGTGACCGATTAGCAAATGAAAAAATAGTTACTGAACGAGCTAGAGCTTTACGATTTAATGCGGCAGTAGCTCCTAAAGCAGTAAGAATACGGGCTGAACAATCACGAGTTCGCCCAACACCATATCAAGATCCTACACAATCACTAGCAAAATTTAATGCTATAATGAAACCTGAACGAAAACAACAAACAAAAGAACAAAAATTAATAGAAGAAGGTGTTGACCCAGAATTAGTAAGAAAAATAGAAAATATTGATAAAATGCTTAAACAACCAGGAATATCTGCTAAGCAACAACAATCTTTAACTCAGCAAAGAACACTTTATAATATACAAGTAAGTCAACAACAACAACGTAAAAAATTATTTTCTATTTAATTAGTATGGTATCTCAATTATCTGAATATGACTTGTCTACCTTATATCAACTCATGAAACCTATTACCTGGACTAAAAAGAAAAAGGATGGACTCAATAATCGTTTAGGATTTCCTGACCATCGTTCTACTGTCTTTGGTATCGTTCGTCCTCGTAAAAATAGTGGAATCCTTACACTTTCTAATGATTCTAAAAAATATCCTCATATTTTAGAAGCTTTAGATAAAATAGGAACTGAACTGAATTGTGTTTATAACGCAATTCAGGTCAATCGTAACTGTCAATGTCCACCCCATTTTGATAAGAAAAATGTAGGAGATTCCATGCTAATTTCATTCGGTGACTACGAAAACGGTGAAATTGTAATTGATGGAGTAAAATATAACGCTTATCACAGGCCAACTATTTTTAATGGAAGTCAGCTTGAACATTATAATGAACCACATACTGGCGATAAGTTTAGTATTATTTATTTTCTAATGAAATAGAATGAAGATAGTGATTCCAACTTACCAGCGATACGTGATTAAAACTTTAAAACTTTTGGAACGTGAAGGACTCACTGCTACTATTTATGTAGCAAATCAGGATGAATATGAAAAATATCGTGCTAACTATCCAGACCAAGAAATAATCATTGGTGTTCGTGGTATTAGGGCCCAGCGTGAATTCATTCAATCACAATATCCTGAAGGAACTATTTTGTTAAGCATGGATGATGACATTGAGGATTATTATCATCCGCGTGGTCTTACGATGAAGGAGTGGATTTTAGAATGTGAGACTGCTTTACAAGAATCCAAAGCTGGACTTTTATCATTTGGACCATCTTCCAATCCATATTTTTGTGGTAAATTTAAAATCAAAGAAGGACGCTATTTATGTGTTGGATTTGTTCACATGTTTAAGGTAGATCATTCCATCACTGGAACGATTGACTTTGTTGAGGATTATGATAGGAGTATGATGTATCTCAAAAAGTACGGTTCTATTTTACGTTACGGTGATATTACTTTTAAAACAAAATTTTGTGCGTCAGGTGGATTATCTGACCAACGAACTCGTGAGACTTACATGGAACAAGTTCAACTATTACTAGCAAAATATCCTGACGATTTATATTTCACAATTCAAAAATCTGGTCTATTCAAAGATCTTCCAAATATTAAAATTCGTAAATCTATAAAATTAAATTGAAATTAAACTAAAACAATTACCCATAACAATGGCGATGTATCGGCAACCAGGATGGAACCTCACAGATGAGCAACCTATGAGTGAGGTTCTTCATGTTAGTCAGGTGGCTATATTAGTAAAGGATCGTATGGATATTTATTTTCAAATAGGAAGAATTGATGATGCGTGGACAGAAGAATCACTTCAAACTGGACAACGTTTACTTCATAGAAAGGTTGATTCTATTGTTAAATATATTGAGTCTATTACCACAGGAGAATTAAAAAAACAAGTATTTGAATTTACTTATATTACAGATGATGATGTTTTGTGTAATTTACGTGATTATATAAAAAGTAGATTATCTAACGATGAAACTGATTCTGAATCTGACGATGAATAAATTATGTTCTAGTTAAATTATTTTTTTAAATAGTTAATATATGGAGCGTATTCAAAAACAATTGAAACTAATTACCGATAGACATGATAAATATCGTTCTACGATGCGACCTAGGTTAGACAAGGAACGAGATCGTCTCCAAATAAGACGACAAAAGATTGATGATTATATCAAACGAACTGAAATACGAAAACAAGAAATTAAGAACATGATTGTGATTCGGACTGATGCTTATAATAGTGCTGTAGCAAAATATAAACTTAAAGAAAAGAAGTTTGCTGAAAAAATAAAAGAATTTGAAGATAAGATTAGTAAACTAAAGAAAGAATCTCCAGCACGTGGTCTGCTAGAAAAGGCACTATTTTTTGCTCTCAAAATAGAATATGCGTTTATGAATTATCCTAAAACATCTAAAAAATTATCAAAAACACTAAATGAATATAAAAATGATTACCGTGATGCTGTCATTTCGTTACGTGATTTATTAAAAATAGATACAGATTCTTATGAAAGTAGACTAGCAGAAAAATATAGTAATCAAATTCCAGAAGATATAGTAAAAGCTTTTATTCATCCAGATCTAAGTGAGTCTGAGCAAATCAAAGCAATCCATAAAGATTATACTGAATTTATTGAAGATGTACAGGCAAATGTGGATGAATTTCAAAAATAAAATTGAAAAAAATAATAATCTAAACTTATTAACAAAATGGCTATGTATCATCCACTATTCAGCATGGACGTCTTCTTCACTGAGAATATGATTCAAGAAACTGAGTTGAATCATATGATAATTGAATTATATAGTATCATTGAATCCAAGGTGGAAGTATTTAGGAACAATAATATTTATGAGGACGATGAATCCTATAAATTTATGATGTTGTATCATATATGTTCAAATCCGCATTTTACCACAGTGGAACAGTGCCGTGCGTTGTGTCCATCTGATGAAAATCTAGTCAAGTTTTCAACATGGGTTGCTGAGATTGAATTAGAGATGATGGATAATGAGATAGATCCTTCTGTTATTGTTCCACTATTCAATCGTGGATTGTATTGGATTGGAAAAAATTATATTGACGAACTTGAATTTTAATTTAATTTAAAACAATATAGTATGGAGTGTCCATGGTGTAAAATTCCAATAGAAATAGTATCTGTAAATTGCGGGACGTTCCGCTGCGGAATTAGCAAATTCACTTTTTTACAAATAGATCCACATCTACCAGAAAACAAATGTAATGAACTAATTCAAAAAAATGAGATTTATGGTTGTGCTAAACCATTTCAGTTGAAAGATAATAAGTTAATTAAATGTGGGTGGATTTAAGGGTTTTTTTAAGGGATTTTATCTGCTTCGTCCTTTTTCGTTAACAGTAACTTATCAGAAGTAGAAAAAGCTTGTTCTTTTGCTTCTTTTAAAGCTATATTATTACATGTTTCATTCCAATTTTGAATTGTAGTTTTTGACGACTTAATTAGTAATGAATTTTTACAGATTTTACATTTTTTTACATGTAATCTTTTGAACATTTCACGTTGTGATTGAGTGGTAAATGTTCGCTGAGTTCCTTCACACGGCATCAAGGCTACGAATGTATCCGTTATAATTCTAGACATCTTTTTGTTATACTGGTAGAGTGTCTATTTTCATTTCAATTTTAATTTGATATCCGTTGAATGTCTATTAAAAAAATTAGATAATATTTAAGGTTTGTGTTGATAGTTAATCTGCTTCGTCCTCAATGATGGGCCAGTTTATGCCGTTTCCAATCCTGCTTCTGACATTCTGGCCCACAATACCTATCTTTTTTACAAGTTGAACATTTCTTGAAGACTCCTTCTTTAGCACACACAACGCATGTGTCAAATGGAATCTTAGTTGTAATCATACCAACGGCTCTGCCTTTTTGATAGGTGTCTTCGTCTGCTTCGTAGACATCTATACCTGTATTTTCGTCCCTTTCAATGACATCATTCAAGGTAAGAAGCCATATCATTAACGTCCATCCACCCAAGTTTACGTTAGCATCATCACCCCAAGCTTTGTAGCACTCACGTTGATTTATCCCAATTTTAGTATGAAGTGGTTCTTTTGTAAGGCTCTTACGTAATTCGTGTAATCTTGATAACATACCTTGGAAAATAACAGAAGTATCTCCGATAGTAACAGTATCATCTCCGACAGTAAATGAAGTAATTCCGCATTCTTCAAATGCTGTTTCCATCAGGTCATTAGCATGAAGTTCAATTTCGTCAATGCTATCCCAAGGTGACTGAATTTTTAATCCATAAAAGGATGCTTTAATAAAATTGTATTTTTCAGCAACGTATTCTTTGGAGTGAGAGTTGGTCATCTTTTTTCGTATACAAGTTGAATTAAAAAAATGATTTCAATTTAAATTTGTTTTACTTTACTTTACCCGAAATATTTTGTTAATTTAAAATGTGCTTTAACAGCTTCGCTTCTATCATTATTTGAGTTATGTGTCGTAGCAGTTTCAGTGGTTGTAGGTTCTATGATTGTTGCGGATGGTGAGTTCTTACATTTATCGCACTTTTTTTTATGAAGTCTCCTGAACATCGCACGTTGACCTTCGCTATTAAATATTTTTATATCTTGTAAGCATACCATAGATAGTGAATAGGTGGTTACTTCAATACGGTTTGACATTTTTTGTTATACTGGTATGATGTCTATTTTCATTTCAATTTTTAAAATAAATCCGTTGAATAGTGGTGGATGGTCTGGTGGATGGTGGAAGGTGGAGGCCATAAAATAATTTCATTATAGAAACTAGATATTTTATTTTATGTGTTTTCACGTTTTCGTGAAAAAGGCCTTTTTTTGATAGTCACTTTACTGGGAGCAAATTATTTTCAACCCTCCACCCTCCACCCTCCACCATTACTAATTATTATAAAATAATAATAGTTAGTATACATATCACATCATTTATGGTAATCCAGAAGTGTTAGGAAATAGAAGACTGTGTAGTTCAGGTATGTTGAATATCCTATGGTTACAAGTCTTAGTTTTCTTCATAGTAATAAACTTCTTATTAAAATTAGTTAGTCTAACGGCAAATTGAACACTACTACATTCATAATTGGGTATATTTGATTTAATCCAAACTTTAAAATAATCATAAACTTCACCAGTTGGATATTCTACTTCAGTCTGTCCATGATGAGTTGCTACAAAATCACGAAGCCAAGCTTCAATAGGTGTAATAGACAATTCAGTCATTGTCATATGAAACTCTGTCATGGGAAATGGTACATTGAAGAAATCTTCAAGATCGGGTATATTTTTTAACCATTCATATATGGTTTTAATACTATCTGAATCTTCTATCATGGAATAGATTTCTTTCAAATATTTATTAATCTCACTTACTTGTTCAGTAGATTTATTTACCTTAATGAGTTCATCACTACTACGAATCAAACAGTTACGACGATCATTCTTGCTAGGTTTAATACTTTCTTCATTATTTGTAGATACAATGAAGTGATGATAGGAGTGAATTTTAAACGGTTTTACCATTTTTTCATTAATGGTTACAGTTGGGTCAGTAATTAAACCTTTTACTATTCCCATAGCATTTTTAAAATCCAATGCGGATATCTCACTCAAATTGACTAAAAAGGCGTCAACCATTTGTCCGTTAAAATTGCCCCATACATCACGTGATGGATTTGTAGTTTCAAATACTTTTTTATCGCCAATCATTTTTTTAATAATTTCAAGTAGTGTGTTCTTACCAGCACCTTCGTCACTAATAAATACCAACATTTTGGATTTTTTCTCAGGATACTGGAGCATAAATGCTATCCACTTAATGACAAAATCAACTATTTTTTCTTCGTGGTTACACAAGATACTTACATGTTTTTTAAATAGATCAATAGCGTTAGATTTTTCAACGTAAGTGTTAACCAACTCCATGGTAAATGGAGTCCATAAATTATAAGAATCGTCAGGGCAATCTTTCATGTAAATGCCCATTTTACTTTTATTACGAATATCATTGTTATTGACAAGCCATCGGTCAATAAAGTTAATAGGAGTGCCCATACGAGTAAATCCGCATTGAATATGTTTATAACGGTTACGAATTTCGTTCTCACTAATTACACGAATATTATGGTTTTCTTCGTGGATATACAAACCTTCTTGTATAATTTTACAGTGAGTGAGTTCAAATAATCTACTTTTTAATTGAAATGTAAGTTCATTGTCCTGTTCTCTAACTTTTGTCTCATCAATGTTCAAGGACAAATACAAGTCCATGTCCTTTTCCTTTGCCCAGTAAATGATAGAAGCAAATGTTAATTTATTTTCAAATCGTTCTTTAATATTTTCCCAAAACTTTATTACACTATCAACGTCATATTTAGTAGATCTCTGTGAGAATAAATCAAACAAAGTAAAATCACGAATGGAATTATAAATAGCAAGACCTACTTTATACCAATCGTCATATTCATCACACTTATCATCTAGTAATCCAGCTCCAATCAATCTACGACAAATCTCATGTAAATCAGTGATTGGTTCATTATCTATTTTACGTTGTAATTTCACTTGTTTTTTCTCAACATTTTTCTTCATTTTCAGTAATTCTTTTTGTATATACTTTTGTTTCTGGATGAGGTCAGGTGGAAACTCCAGGATATCTCCACCCATGTCTTCGTAATGAACAATAGTTCCATCTCTCAAACAGTAACGAGTAGGAGGAGCAAATACCATACCCCCATCATTGCGGATATCAATTCCAGGATATAGATCACCATAAGAATTCGTATTCGTGTGTAAATCTTTATTATATTTACCATAAACATGAACCCCATTACGAGTCCTAACTTGTTTATAATATTTTAAAGTTGGATAATCACTTACAACTTGTTCATAAGTATCCATATTATCAAAATCTAACACGGATATACCAGAAATAGAACCACAGATAACACCCACATTCAACCCAGTAGTCTGTTTCAAACAATTATCTTTATTGATTTCCTTCCATGGAGTTTTAAACTTTACATCTTTTACTTCCTTACCTTTATCAATCTTAGTTTTGATATCAAAACCAGAAAAACTTACTATTCCGAGTTCAAGATTTTGCTTAATTGTTTCCATTGATATAGTATGTTTAGATTTTATTCTTAAGTCAATTTAAAAATATTCATTTTAAAAAAATGAATATATTCAATATTTTCCTAAAGAAGAATCTTTAGGAATTCTTTGGATATTTTCTTCCAGGCATCGTACTTTCGTTTCCACCTTCTATTACACGATAATGCCTTTTCAAGGTTCTCGGGTGTCTTGTATCTCCATGTTAAAGCATGGCGAACAGCATTTTTATGTGTCATTTCTATACATACTACAAATATATTTTTATATCAATTTAAATTATGTGGTTGTTTGAGGTCTTTGCTAATGTCGGTAGATATTTGAAACGGTTAGCAGAATTAGAATGGTTTCAGAAAATATACAAACGTATTAAGGCAGACCGTTAATGCGTTATTTAGATTAATAATTATTATAATGTAATAGTATGGAGATCTGGAAGGAATACCCATTTAATACTGACTATTCTGTATCAACAGAAGGTAGAATTAAAAATAATAAAACTGGAACTATTTTAAAAGATTGGTGGACTGGATTGAAGACAAATCCATACAGGAAAATCCAGGTGGGTTCAAATAGGTGGTGTAGAATGCCTGTTCATCGGGTAGTTGCGGAAACATGGTGTTTGAAAATGGACGATACGTTAGAGGTGGACCATTTAAATAAGAATAGATCAGACAATCGTGCTATTAATCTACAATGGGTAAGTCACAAAGAAAATTGTATACGTAAGTTTAAAAAAAATATAACTGTATAATATGTCTGGGAGTTATCAAAATCTACAGCAATTATACAATACAAGTATAGCTTTAGCACTAGCGGGTGGAGGTGGGCCTGGAGTAGGTGAAACCATCAATCAAGTATTATTAAATGGTAATACAGCAGTGGATAAAACGCTAATCATGAGTTCATCCACTACTAGTAATACTCAAACAATGGATGTAGATAAAATAAGTTATACAAATGGAATCACCACTACTGAGGTGGGGTGCTTTGGAATTCCTAATGATTATCAAATTAATAGCAATCGTACTATATTTCAACCAGATACTGTAGTAAATCCTAATCAAAGCATCGTTTTTGATATACAAGCAGGAGGAGCAACTTATACTGATTGTGAAGTTCTTGTTGCTGAATCTGGAGCTGGATTTACTCCATACGTCACTAGTATTCTTCCGAATCAAGTGACTACAAATTATAGTAATGGAACGAATCAAACTAGTCAAATGGTAAACACTTATACTGCGGGTGATTATACAACACAAGTAAATAATATAGCTATCGGAGGAGTTCCACAGGCAAATACAGGTGATTATACAATACAAGCAGGAGGAGAAATAGGACTTGTTTGTTCTTCATTAAAACTATTACTTAACGGAGATGTAACTACAGCAGGAGATGTATTAGGATCTAACGGAGCCGGAAATATTGTCTGGACTACACCTACTGTATATGGAAATGCGTTTTTAGGAAATACTCAAACCTTTACTCAGGTAAATACATTTTCAAATAGTATTGTAACTCCAACGATTACGACTCCAGCAGTAGGAACAACGTGTAATTTATGGAGTACAAATAGTTCTGGTATTTTAAATATTGGAACTTCCAATGGTAGAAGTGCGATTCTTCACCTTAGCGATGGAGATAATAATTTAGCGGGTGGCGGGGTTCATATTAATAACGGAATAAATAACGCATCCAATACACAAATTGCTAATGGAGCAACAACATCTGGAAATGTGAATATCATGACAGGAAATACCTCTAGTGGAGTCGTTAATATCGCTACAGGAACCGGAGCAACTCAATCATCGGCAGTGAATATTCTTACTGGTTCATCCACAGGAGCGGCGTCTATCGGAAACGCAGCAACTACAGCAGTCAATCTTACAGGTGCGGCGTTAAAGTTCTTAATTAACGGACTTACAGCAACCTCAGGACTCGTATTAGGATCTAACGGATTAGGAAATGTTATCTGGACAACGCCAACTGTATATGGAGATGCGTTTTTGGGAAACACTCAAACGTTTACTGCGGTAAATACATTTTCAAATAGTATTGTAACTCCAACGATCACGACTCCAACGGCAAGCACAGCATGTGGTTTATGGACATCCAATACTGGTGGTGTTATTGGTATCGCCAATTCAGCGAATAGAAATGCTGCCCTTAATATTGGAACTGGAAACAACAATTTAGTAGGTGCTCCAATAAATATAAATACTGGTTCAGCTAGTGCGGCTCCTGTAAATATTAGTAACGGACCTACCGCATCTGGAACTTTAAATATTATGAACGGAGCTACCTCAGCAGGTTCAGTGAATATCGCTACAGGAACTGGAGCAACGCAAACTACGGCAGTAAACATCTCAACAGGATCCACTACAGGCACAGTGTCACTAGGAAATACAACATGTCCTGTAAATATCAATTCATCCGCATTAGGTCTTAATAATGGAGCTTCAGCATCTGGAACCGTAAATGTATTGAGCGGAGCTACCTCAGCAGGTTCAGTTAATATCGCTACAGGAACTGGAGCAACGCAAACGACGGCAGTGAACATCTCAACAGGATCCACTACAGGCACATTGTCACTAGGAAATACAACATGTCCTGTAAATATTAATTCATCTGCGTTAGGTATTAGTAATGGAGTTTCAGCATCTGGAACTGTAAATATTAGGAATGGAAATACTTCGGCAGGTTCAGTAAATATCGCAAATGGAACTGGAGCATCTCAAACGACGGCAGTGAACATATCATCCGGAAGCACTACAGGAGCAGTCACCATAGGAAACTCAGCAAATACAACTACGATTAATAGTGCGTTAACACTTGCTAAACCAATTACATTGGGCACGTCGGCCACAGCAAACACACAATTAGGGTTTATTACAAATGTATTGAACAACTCAAGTGCTACTTCTTCGGCTACAGTAGTTCAGACTGTAGGAACATTCACTCCCCCGAGTGATGGAACTTACATAGCACATGTAACTATGACAAATGGACCACAAATTAATTCATTTATGCTTAGTAATCAGACTACATTCTCAGGACAGTTTGGATTAACACTAACTCCAAATTATTATGGTCAAATGACATTTATGTCTAAAGGAACTACACCTATATATTTATTACTACAAGTTCAAACTCCTAATACTGTTAATCAAATATTTTTTAATGTAACACGAGTTGGTTAATCTATACCTAATATATGGACTGGTCAGACGATATTATAAGTGTACTTCATAAAATACGAAAAAATAGTTATTCCTTATACCTAAAACATAAAACAAGATACATTGAATTTAAAACTCTATCTAAATATTTTGATTTACCAGTTATAGTTTTATCTGTATTTTCATCTTCCTTCTCGTCACTCAATGTAATAGAAGATCAACAAAAAACACTTACTACCACTGTGATATCCATGTTCATAGCTATTCTCACAAGTATCAAACTTTATTTAAATCTCAATAATGTCATCAATGAAGAAACTAGTTTATCCAAGGACTACTACCTACTGGCGATAGACATTTATAAAATATTAAACTTGGATGCTCCAAACAGAATTGTAGATCCTCACCAATATTTGAATGATGTCTATTCAAAATACATTAAATTAACGGAACAATCTACAGTGTTATATCGTCATATCAAACGAGACGAACTTGTGATTGATGTAGGTGGGTTAATCTCCTCCAATTCATCTTTAAATAGTCAGGATAGTCCTAAAAATATTATTATAACCACTTCAACAAATGTCTAGGTATAATGTATGTGGCCTGAACTATTTACTATTGTTGGTTTTACTGTATCTACGTATACGATATGTCAGCTTTCAAAGGAATGTGCTCAACTCAATCGTGAAGTAAAGAAGTATAAGGAAGAATTAGTTGCTAGAGATGAGGCATTTGCTATTATACGACAATATATACGTTAAATTAATATAAAAATAATCTAAACAGATTAATATAATGGAATTTGCTGGTGGTAAACGAGCATTGAGCGAAAAGACAGTAGCACTATACACTCATAATTTACAAAAGTTGAACAATGGAAATACAGTTGAAAATACAAAGTTTTTGAAACCGTTTAAGAAGATAATGGAAACGATTCAGTCCAAACCAAAGACCACTGGTCGGTCTTATTTAATAGCCATCGTATCCTATTTAAAAGGAAAGGATGAAAAGTTATACGCAAAGTATTACGACGAAATGATGAAGATGAACAACGAATTAAAGTCAAATACTACCAAATCGGATAAGCAGGAGGCAAATTGGATTAGCCAGGATGAGATCCTCAAGTTACAGGATGACATGATGGCGTATCTTCCTAAGAAGTCTAAGAAGACGATTACCTCCATGGAGTACGAAAAGTTACTAGATTTAGTGGTTCTATCACTATACACACTTCAGCCTCCTCGTAGATGTATTGATTACGTGGAAATGCGAGTTGGACCCGCAATGGATACGGACAATTGGTTTGATGGGTCACATTTTACTTTCAATAATTATAAAACGGCAGGAACTTACAAACAACAAATTGAAACTGTAAGTCCTAAACTTAAGGAAATTCTAACTATTTATTTAAAGCATAAACCCACAGAGTCTAACTCCTTGTTGGTCTCAAAAAATAAGGCATTCAAGAACTCCAATGAAATCACCCGAAGATTGAATAGGATTTTCGGCAAAAAGATTTCAGTATCTATGTTACGAAATATTTATCTAACTGAAAAGTACGGAAATGAAAATGTAGAAAAACAAAAGGATGCGGCGGCCATGGGCACTAGTGTAAATACTATTGACAACAACTACGTGAAGTTAGAATAGAATCTATATTCTTACAATATTCAATTACATCTTGAAGTGTATAAATAGTTAGATTAAAAGATTTTCTAAATCCAAATTGGTCAGGAAACACTCCTTCTACTTTAGTATTTGTTCCAGCACGATACGCATCCGCACAAATATATTCTGTAGTGGGCCGTCCTTTGGATTGCTTGTGAACAAAAAATAGTAGTTTAAAATCTAACATTATTATATACTTAAAAGAACTTCTTAAATATATATTGATGGTCTTATGGTGTAACGGTTATCACTCCACTCTTTGAAAGTGGCGATTCTGGTTCAATTCCAGATAGGACCTCCACACGGGTTTCCGAGCGGTCAAAGGAGCAGGTCTTAAGATCCTGTGCGTAAAGCTTCGGGGGTTCAAATCCCCCCTCGTGTATTAATGATATTCATACATCATATTCATTCCATGAGGTTCAATATAATTAGAACCTCCAAAAAATCCTTCAAATTGTTCTTTTGATATTTTACGATGTAAATATTTTTGTAGACCATGAAGTGGATGATTTTTTGGATATTCTTTATATTCTCTACCGCCTAATTCCTGGTCTTCAATTCTATTTAGCACATCGGGTTGGTGTTCTTTAATAATATTATAAGATTCACCTTCAACATCAATATCTCCTTCTTTTTTTCTAGTTAATGCCGATACAATATCTTTCTTACTACGAATTACTTTGACGCCTTCATGTTTATCAAATGGATTCAAAATAGCAGGATTAAGAACATCAGATTCCTTACCTGTTAATTTTTCCTTTGCTAGTTGATTTACAATAGCACCACTTTGTGAATGACCCACCGTAACTAAATTATCCTTTCCATATTTCTTCAATGCTTTTTCCTGAACTTTCTTTGCTTCCTTGTATCGTGAAGTTTGCTTATATAAACTAGGCACACCAACTACAATGTTGTTTAACCAATCAGTAGCAGAATCTGTTCCAGCATGAGTAATAACAGCTTTACCTTGGGCATTAACATAGACTTTACTTCGTTTGGTAGATATTTCTTTGTCTAATTTATAACCATCTACTTCAGGTGCTTCGTCGGTATTCTTATAACCAACACTGACAAAATCACGTAACTGTTTTGTAGTAATACCGCCTTTCATTTTACGTGGTTTACGTTTCGGTTTAGGCATATATTATAACGATATAATATATGGAAAAGTATAAAGAATTGAAAAAATATAGTAATCCAGAAGAAGTTATACAACGAGGACGAGAATATGGAATAGGTATTTTTATATCTCCAAAAATTAATAAGAAATATGTTTTTATTAATCCTGAAACTGATAAATTAGTACATTTTGGACAAATGTATAGCGAAGATGCTACGAAACATAAAGATCCTAAAAGAATTTCTAATTTTAAACGAAGAAATCATAAATGGAAGAATGCTCCCATGTATACTCCAGCTTGGGCAATCTACTTCTTGTTATGGGCATGAATGGTAAAAATACCATTTAAAGCATTCCTAGTATAAATAATATGGAGGAATGGAAAATAGCAATTGAGAATTATGAAATATCTAATTTTGGAAATTGTCGTAGAAAATTAAAAAATGGAACATATAAAATAATAAAAGGTTCACTACTTACATCACGAGAATGTAAAACATATAAAACACGATATTTTCAAATAAATCGTGATAATAAAAGAATTAACTATTTATTTCATGTATTAGTAGCAAAATGTTTTATAGGAGAACGACCTGAAGGATTAGTAATAGATCACATAGATAGAAATCCATTAAATAATCATTATACGAATTTAAGATATATAACTCAAAAAGAAAACTGTTATAATTCAGATAGAGTAATTGATATTCCTATAGATATACCTAATAGAAAAAAAATAGTTCAACAATTATGGATAAACGATAATAAAGAACATATTAAAAAAACAAGACAATTATATACTGAAAAAATTAAAGGAACAGAAAAATCACGAACAGAAAAACGAAAAAAAGATAGAGTAATATTTACTTGTTCTAATTGTAATAAAAATTTTGATATTCAAAAAAGAAGTTTAGAAATGAAAAAAGGAACCATGTGTAAAATATGTAATTCTCTTAATAATTTACCAAAATCAAATAATTAAATAGTTGATATAATGTTTTATTATTATTTAAAACATTTCCCAAAAAAGTTTTGAAAAATAAAACATTTTGAGAATCACCAAATCAAACATTTTAAATAGTTACATACATACAAACAATTTGGTCAGTTGATAAATCAGGATATTCTTCTTGTAATTGTTTCATATAATTTTCAAATTCTTTCTGACTGTATCCCATCTTCAACATGGATGCTCTCATAATAATCCAACGACCACATGTATCTACTTTTCCTTTTTGAAAACGTTTTTTAGAATAGTCCATTTTACCTCCAGTTAGTCGGTGGAATTCATCTACTTGTTCTCCTAAGATTCGTCTCATACTTCTAGATATAACATTTAGATCTTTATCAAACTTATTTCCATATGGATTAAAATAACAAAACTTATCTTTCCATTTATAACACATGACCCAGTGTCCAATAGATTTAGGACTCCATTGAATAAAGATGATTACAAAATCACCATTATTAGGAAGTAAATCATGAATTGTATCATATTGCTTAAGTTCATTATACTTGATGATTCTAGTATCTAATCCTAATGCTGATTTAAGTTGTTCATCTGACAAAGGTTTATGTAAAAGTTCATCAGTATCCATATATTATAATATAATATCTTTTTATATATTATGAGTTCCTCAGTTTATTCTTTTTATGATACGGATGAAATATTAACCCATGATACTACTAAAACTCTTATGAAAACTCCTATTATTGATGTTGGAACTTATATTCTTATAGCAACTGTAAATATTAATTTTAGCACCAATGCTGGTAAAAAATTTACATTTAAAGCAAGTGTGGTATCTAACGCAAAAATACTTTCGGAAGCGTCATTAGATTATTCATTGGTTGGAAATATGTATGGTTCTACAACACAAGCAGTTTATATTTGTGAAGTTTATGGTAGTCCTACACTTAGCTTTGAGTTTAATTACACTCCTTACGAACTTAATATTTCAGACGCAATACTTAAACCTGAATCATGTTTTACAATGACAAAAATAGCATAAAGTTAGATTAATACAGTAATAATATAATAGATTATAGAATGTTTTAGATTATTTTACACATTTTAATGTAAAATAATCATTAATGTAATAGATTATTCCAAAATTGTCATGAAAACAGTAATAATTTTAAAATTATTACAACTTTTCTATATTTTTATCATTAATCTAATAGATTATTAGCATTTTTAGATTATTTTACATATTTTAATGTAAAATAGTCCATAATGTAATATATTATTACTGTATTAATCTAATTTAGATTACTTTCATCAATAGAAACCCACTATTAGGCGTTAACACAGCATCAGCAGCTGCTCCACCAAAACTAAATGAAAAGTTAAGTTTAGGTGTTACACCTGGAAGTGCGTTAGTAATTCGTATTAAAAATGTTGATTGTGTTAAACAACTTAATATAATTGAATTTAATGGAGTATACGTAGCATTAATATCAGCAACTAATTGGGTATTATCATCAGTACTTATTGTGTAAGTAAAATAAGAATTTGCTGCCGCACTAAAAGTACAGCTATGTTGAGCAAAAAGTTGATAAGTTCCAGGTTCAAGATCTACGCCATTTACTTGTAATGGAAAATTAGCAACAGGAATCTGAGCACCTGTATTAGGTAACGCAATATTAGCTGCGGAATAATTAAAAGAAGAAATAGAACCAATACTGCCTAATGGTAAAGTATCTGGAAAATCAGTCTGAAGACCACGACCCTTAAGCACTATAAAACCATCATCAGAAGTTCCAGCAACTCCGCCACTAATAGATGCTCCACCAGGAAAAACGTTAGCACTCATATTATAGAATAAGATTTTATTTTATTTCAAATAGTCTAATTACTTTCTTTAATTCTACAGTTGTATAATTTTCCATGTTTGGATACTTAATTCGTCCTTGTTCCTTATAGTAGTTACGTATCAATTCAATCATGGCTTCTCGCTTCATATTCTTAATAGATATTTGATTGTTCATGAATCTTCCTTAATTCTTCCTTTGCGATCGGACTTATCAAGTTCCTTAAATACTGTATCATCTTACCCACTTGTAATTCATCCAAATAATGTAATTGATTCACCCAGGATAACCGTCCTAGTTTTTCCTTAATCATTTGAATATTATTTATATATTCTTGCTTACTGATTTGTGTCTTAATTTGTTCCAATAATTCTAAATCATTCGCACACTTATTTATGTAACCAACTTCAGAATTAAAGAAATGAATTAATCTATTCTTAATTTTTTTATCGCCCTTGGTCAAGTTAAGTAGACTGAAGAATCTTTTCAAAGCTTTCATAGCATTACCTTCCTTCGTGTAATTTTCAATATCTTTTTCAAGTTCCTTTTCAATTTCCTGTCTAGTTTTAGGAGTCTGGTATCTTGTTTCATATATTTCAGATACTTCAGCAAATGTATCACCTACAGGAACTACAAAATCTAATTTAATTAGCATGTCTTCTTGAATAGCAGTTTCTAATGTTTTACTTTTATTTACACCTTTCTTTAGTTGCTGAGGTGTCCATCTCATTTTACCGTCTTCTTTAGTTGAATCTGTCCCAGCTTTGAAGTCTAGAAAGATAAATGGAAGTGGTTGACTAAATAATTTCTGGAAATGTCTAGCAAGAACTTTAGCAGGTTCTGTAATGGTTGAATCAATATCTATATCACTAGGATATAATAGACCACGAAATGAATTGGAACCAAGGATTTTATACTTTCCTTGAATGCTAAACTTGTGGATAATATTACCTATTTTATTATTAAAATCATGTATTGTTTTTGACTTTAACATATAATAAGTTTATATTTTTAAAATAATATATGCCTATATATTAATGTCACTATCATTTGGATCTGGAAGTATACCAGTAGCATCTGTAGACAAAAATATTCTATACATGAACAGTGACGAACCATTTGGACATATAGGCAAAACAATTGAACTTCCCGATGGAATGAAATTTCAGCAGATTCCTGATACTAGTCATGAACGAGATGTACTTTATATTTCTGCTATGAGTGGTTCAGGTAAGACATTTTATACTGCTGAATATACTAAAAAGTATCACGCTAAGTTTCCTAAAAATCCAATCTATTTATTTAGCAGTATTGATGAAGATAAAACTTTAGATTCTCTTAAATATATCAAACGTATTGACATTAAGAAACCAGAATTCTTAAATATGGAATTAACTGCTAAGGACATGGAGAATAGTCTTTTGATTTTTGACGATGTTGACGTATTAACCAATAAAGCAATTAAGAAAGCTGTCTTTAGCATTTTAGATTCCTGCCTACAGACAGGTCGCCACTATAAAATTAGTGTTATTTTTACATCCCATAATGCCTGTAGTGGTAACCAAACTAAAATTATTTTAAATGAATCTACAAGTATTACTATCTTTCCTAGCACTTCAGGTAACAAATCACTCAATTATCTTTGTGACCAATACCTTGGCTTGGATAAGAATCAAGTAAAATCTTTGAAAAAAATTAAAGGACGTTGGGCAACTTTCATTCGGGCATATCCTCGTTGTATTTTAACTGAAAATACATGTACGATTCTTAAAGAATAGGTTTCTTTAATCTTTCAATTTCATCTTTTAGCTGTTGGATTTCTTCTAGAAGTTCTTGTTTTGTTTTAGGTTTTTGTTTCTGTTTTATTTCTTCAGCAGTTTGAACTTTACCACCTACCTGTTGTAATATCCAAGACTTACTCAAATGTTTTTGTGTTGCTAAATGTTTATTATAATTTGTTTTCATGATTGTAGTATACTCACAACACGAGCAGGAATATTGAACCATTCTATATATAAGTTTATCCTATATATTGAATTCAATTTTAATTTGTTTGATTTGGTGATTCTCAAAATGTTTTATTTTTCAAAACTTTTTTGGGAAATGTTTGAAATAAAAGTAAAACATTATAAGAATAACTTCTAAAATATAAAACATTTTGAAAATCAAAAAGTAAAACATTTTAAAAACCAAACTGACGCATATATTGTTCTGTTAGACGTTCATCTTGTGAGTCCATACCACGTCGTTCTTCTAGTTCTTTAAATCGGATAATTTCATTAATAAAATATTGTTTTTGACTATCTGATAAAGAATCAAACTTATAAGCACAATGGTCACCTGGTTCTAGATGAGATAGACCTAATTCTTCTTTGATTGCGTCACAAAATCCAGAATCATTAAATGCGTTTATTGCTTGATTTCTAGTTAAAAATGCTTTTTTTTGAAGTGTTCTTATAGATCGTTCTCTTAGTATTTGTGCTTCTTTTTCTGGTAGCACTAATGGTTTTTTATACTTAGCAATTTGTTCTTTTTTAGCTCCAGCAACCATATAAGTAGATTTACACTTAGGATGTCGTAACGCATCACGATACGATATATTATGTTTTGTTGAAAATTGTTTTACATGATTGATCCATGGGTTCATAGAATAAGAATATATATTATTTTACATATAACGACGAGGAAGTTCTTCTGTCATAGCATGACTGATACGACCACCACGAGATCCTCCTAGTTTACCAGTAGCACCACTTGAATGAATCAGTAATCCATCGTTTAATTTTTGAATAAAACTATTGAGTGAAGATATTAATTCTTCCGACCCAGTTGCTCGCTGTAACTTCTTTTTTTCTTGATAATTTTTTTGCTGTTTAACACTTGCTTTAGTTGCTGCTTCATCTGCTAATCCTTGTAATTTAGGAATTCTTGCTTGTAGTTTTGCTAACTCTGATGTAGTTTTTGCTAATATACCATCAATCGCTGTTATACGTCTTGCTAATTGAGCACTTAATTTTCCAGCTTCCCTTATTTCTCTGGCCGTACTCCTCGGATCTGTAGTAACTTCGTCTAACGCATCCATTTCGTCTAAACTTTGTTGACGTTCACGTAGAAATTTCTTTTCTTGTTCAAATAACGGTTTCAATTTTCTAGTAGCATCATCAAGTTGTCTTTGTGTTTTTATTTGATCTAAATCTGGAAAATCTTCAACTGCCTTAGAATACTGAATCTTATTGAAAATATTTTCGTATCGTTGTTCAAAAATAGAAGAATATTGTGCTAATGAATCAGCATACTTTTGTAAAGTAAAACCATCATCTCGTGGTAACTGATTCCATGAAATAGATTTAATTTCAAATAATCCTTCCCGTACTTTTCTATATAATTCCTGAACTCCTTCCGCAGTTGCTTCTGGTTCAATAGAATATAAATCCAATGATTTTAAAACTAATTCACATTGAGTTTCAATATCTTCACAACGTTTTATTAAATCATTAACATTTTCAGTAGCAGGTGCCGTAGTTGCTGCTTCAGCTCCTGTTTCATGTTGTTTTCTAAGACGTTTCGCAACACGTTGATTAATTACGAAATCTTCATCAATCAGTTTATAATTCCTTATTGCGGGCATATTATAATCACATATTATTTTTTATAGCGATTAGTGGATTTGAACCACAGTTTGAGTTATTGTAAATTGATTCTAACTCTTAACAACCAGTATCGCCAATGGTGTTTCCACCAAAAAGATAAAATTATTTCTTGTATAATCCATGATCCTTCACATACTTGCTTGCTTGAGGTAACGATAAACCATGTTCTTTCATTACCTTCTTTACAATCTCACCACGAGCAGATGGTTTACGACCACCGCTAATTTTCTTGACTAATTGACCCACACCTCGTGCGGCAGATGCTTCTGCTAATTGTTTAAGTGGTTGAGGCACTCGGTCATAACCACGTTTTAATTTTCCTAAAAAATCTTCAAATTTACCCGCACCATACCTTGCTCCTTGAGCTTCCACAATTTTAGCACCAGTTTGACCAATAGCGTTCGCAATGGGTTCTGTAATAGGACGAACTACAGATCCAATTCCTTTAGTTACAAATCCTAACCAACGATTTGCTTTCTTTAAACGATTGACTCCTCCTACAGGACCTTCGTTTGCTAATTTACGACGACCACCCACTTTACGTGTGGCCATTTTCTCACGTTGAACAAAATTAGAAACACTACCTAATCCTTTAGGAACACGGCCCGTAAGACGACGAGCCATGGGGTGCGTCATTGCTACATCTACCGCATGAACTAAATCTTCCGACCGAAACTTACCAGCACCTACAGTAGCAAAGTTTGCCTCATTATCGTAAGCAGTGTTACCTGGAGATGTGTAACGAGTAGGACGAGTTCCTCCTACAAATATCTCAGGCGTTTGTTGGTAATCTCCAGCTTGTTGATGTTGCTGAGATAGGATTTCTCGTAAACGAGCGTCATAAGCATTGTTTCTTGATATGTCCATGGGCGGCATATTATAATATAATAAAATATTTTAATTTTTTAACACTTCATAAGACCACTTAACTTGGAATGACGAGCACCACCCGATCCAGCACCACCCGACATAGCACCACCTGAAGGAGCTCCACCACGACGACCCATACGATGCCTCATCTTAGACATGTTGTGAAGACGTCCGCCAATTTCACGAGCATCAGCAACCGACGATTCAGGCATCATCTGTTTAGCATCCATGACCA